ACTTCGGCGGTTCAGACTTCTCCAGCTACTATCGCAGCGGCTACTTCAGGTCTTTATGACAGCATTGGTACAACTGATGTGCTGGTCTACGGTACGTTTACTGCGGCTACTGCTGACGCTACTGCCGGTTCGATTACTGTCACTGTTGAGTACATCGTCCGTGACTCTGACGGTGCTGCCAACCCATCTGCCACTCAGCAGTAATTAGTCTCGGGGGCTTCGGCCCCTGTTTTACAGGAGATTGATTATGATGCAGACAGACGTTAAGAGTGGCGCGGCGGCAGCTAACGCAACCACTACTATTTTTGCTGGCCCAGCCCGTATCAAGGCTATATCCATTAGCTACTCAACAGGCGCAACGGTTGTTCTGAATGATGGCACAGCTGGTACAGCTATGTTCTCGTTTACTGCACCAGCGGCTGCGGGAGCTATCTTCATGGTGTTTCCCGGTGAAGGCATTAAGTGCAGCACCAATATCTCTGCTGTAGTTTCCGCAACTACCACCGCAGTGGTGTTCTATGGCTAAGAAAACCCCCTCTCTTGCGGTTGGTCGTGGCGAGAAGCTGCCCGTCTCCAAGGGGGCTGGCTTGACTGCCAAGGGCCGTGCCAAGTACAACGCTGCAACAGGCAGCAACCTCAAGGCTCCACAGCCCCAAGGTGGCCCACGCAAGGACTCGTTCTGCGCCCGTATGAGCGGCATGCCGGGGCCGATGAAAGATGAAAAAGGCAAGCTAACCCGCAAGGCGGCTTCTTTGGCAAGATGGAAATGTTAGGAGTAAAAAATGGCTGATGGAAAAAACCAACCTTTTGCACGCAGAGCAATTGAAAGAACATTGGATCAGGCGGGCGGATTTGATGAAAAAAAGTCTTTTCGTGACGCGGTAGTTAAAGAAGCTCTCAAGGCAAAAATGGCAGCTGATGCCGCCATGATGAATGACGGCGATAAAGTTAATAGACTGTCTCCTGCAAATTATGTAGGAGATGTAATGGGTAAAGTTCGCCGACAATTTGAACCAAAAACTACATCCACCAATCCTATTGGTACGCGAAATGTAAGTTCATATGACCTTGATAGCATGGGTAAATCACAAAGCGCCAATGAGGGCAAAGAGGGCGAAGAAGAATCCAAGACGTACAAAAAAGGCGGCAAAGTTTCTAGTGCATCTAAGCGTGCTGACGGTATAGCTCAACGCGGTAAGACCAAAGGGCGGATGTGCTAAATGGAATCATTCAATACAGTATGGTCTGCTGGCCTAACAATGGTCACGACTGTGATTGGGTTTCTGCTCAAGGAAAAATTTGCAGAGCTAAATCGGATAAGCATTTTGCTCAATAAGACACGAGAGGAAATTGCCCGTGATTACGTTACTCAAACAGAAATTCAGCGAATTACTGACCACATTGACCAGCGCTTTAACAAGCTTGAAGCAAAAATTGACCAGCTTCTTCAAGCGGGGAAATGATGCCAAGCCATAGCGCCAAACAACACAAATTCATGGAAGCGGTGGCGCATAATCCATCGTTTGCCAAGAAGGCAGGGGTTCCACAGTCTGTGGGACAAGATTTTTCAAACGCGGATAAGGGCCGCAAATTTTCTAAAGGTGGTAATACTATGGCTGAACAAATGGACCCCCGCGTTATGAAAATGATGTTGGATATGAAGCGCAAACAAGACATGAACTCTCAGGTCATGCCGTCTGTTTCCAGGACCGGAATGGGGACTGGGTTGTCTGGTGGGCTTGGAACAAGCGGCGGCATGAAAAAAGGCGGCATGGCTAAATTTGAAAAGTCCGGCAAAGACATGGAAAAGGGCATGAAAGAAGGCTCTAAGAAAGACATGATGATGGACCGGATGCAGATGGGCATGAAGCGCGGTGGCGCTACCAAGAAAATGGCTGGCGGCGGTTTGGCTGCTGGTCACAAGAGCGCTGATGGAATTGCCCAACGCGGCAAAACCAAAGGTAAAGACGTTGTGATGAAACGCGGCGGCGGTAAATGTTAAGGAGTTAATCATGGCTACTAAACCCTCTAACTACGATGAAGTAATGGATGCCAAGATGCAGGCTAAAAACAATGCTGCATACGATGTTGCTGACAGCACTCCTGCAAATCCTGCGCCGTTGTATATGACCAAGACACCCGGCGGCAAAGCTAAACGTATGGCTAAAGGCGGATCTGCCTCCAGCCGTGCCGATGGCATTGCTCAGCGCGGTAAAACTCGCGGCATGATTTGCTAAATGATTGCCTCTCGCGGCATGGGTGCTGTTAACCCAAACAAAATGCCCAAGGGCGTCAGGAAGGCCCGCAGGGATGACACTGACTTTACTGAGTACAAAAAAGGTGGAATAGTAAAGAAGATGGGTGATGGCGGAAGTACATCTTCAAATGAAGATGAAAAACCATCAAAATTAAATTTAAATTACAAAGAGCAAGAATCGCCTCTTTCGCTTCAGGGTGAAATTGCTAATGATGCTTATGGTGGCATTGGTGGTGGCGGCAGGGCTACGTATACCAAAAAGTTATCCAAAAATTCTGATGTTCAGGCTTGGCTTGAAGGTGGTGGGTATAAACCCAAAGACCAGGATTACAAAGGCCAAGTTACCAATGCTGGTGTACGATATAACGTGCGTTTTAAAGATGGCGGGGATGTATGGGATAAGCCCAACCCGGCCAAGAAACATACAAAACTGTCTTCTGCAAAAAAAGCAGGGGCAAAAGCTGCAGCCAAGGCTGCTGGACGGCCATATCCCAATCTCATTGACAACATGAGAGCCGCAAGGAAGAAATAATGGCAACCACCGGTTCCACAGCTTTTAATCTGGAGTTTACGGAACTCGCTGAAGAGGCTTGGGAGCGGGCTGGGCGCGAGATGCGCTCTGGCTATGATTTGCGCACGGCGCGTAGGTCGCTCAACCTGATGACCATTGAGTGGGCAAACCGCGGTCTGAACATGTGGACCATTGAGACCGGTACGATTACGTTGACCCAGGGTCTGAACACATACGCGCTGCCTTTAGACACGATTGACCTACTGGACCATGTGATCCGCACCCAACCCAATGTTGCGTCAACCCAGGCGGACCTCAGCATTACCAGGATTAGTGTTTCTACCTATGCCACCATTCCCAACAAGCTGATTCAAGGTCGACCCATCCAGGTGTGGATTCAGCGCCTATCAGGCGAAACCAACCCAACGTCCTCAACCTTGGACGGCGCGATCACTTCCACGGCTGACTCCATCACGCTGAACACCGTTGTTGGACTTGCCGGATCCGGTTTTATTCGCCTGGATAGTGAAGACATCTACTACACCTACATATCAGGGAATACCCTAGGTGGCGTGTTTCGCGGCCAGAACAACACGACGGCCGCATCCCATACAACTTCAACCGCTGTTAATGTCCCTCAGCTGCCAGCTATAACAGTCTGGCCGACGCCCGATGGATCACAGACCTACCAATTTGTCTACTACCGGTTGCGCCGAATTCAAGATGCCGGTAAGGGTGTTGAGACCGCCGACATGAATTTTAGGTTCTTGCCTTGCGTGGTAGCGGGCTTGGCCTACTACATAGCCATGAAAGTGCCAGAACTCCAGGGGCGGCTTGATATGCTAAAGGCAGTCTACGAAGAACAGTTCAAGCTGGCGGCCGGTGAAGACCATGAAAAGGCAACCTTGCGCTTGGTTCCACGCATGTCCTTTATTGGTGGAGGTGGGATGTAATGACCTCGCCATATGCATCTGGCAAATATTCAATTGCCGAATGTGATCGGTGCGGGCAGCAATTTCAACTGAAGCAATTGAAGGTTGAGGTCATAAAGACTAAACTCTACCAGTTGAAAGTTTGTGAAGAGTGCTGGGATCCTGATCAGCCGCAATTGCAGCTGGGCATGTACCCAGTCAATGATCCCCAGGCGGTGTATCAGCCCCGCCCGGACACGACATACGTGGCTGGAGGCTTGAATGGATTGCAGACTACCCAGGGTAGCCAAGGCACTCCAACAGGCGGCTCAAGGGACATCCAATGGGGGTGGTATCCTATTGGTGGGGCTAGTAGTTTTGATGCGGTTTTGACTCCCAATTACTTAGTCGGAACCACAAGTGTTGGTACAGTAACGGTTTCATAGGAGTCCATTATGGCTAAAGAAGGTATGAAGAGTGACAAGGCGCAAGACAAGGCCATGATCAAAAAGGCGTTCAAGCAGCATGATGCCCAAGAGCATAAAGGCGGCAAGGGCACTATGTTGAAGTTGAAAAAAGGCGGGCCTACTACGGATGACCGTATGCGTCTTGGTCGTAACATGTCGCGTGCGGCAAGTCAAAAAACGGGGTAAATCATGGCATACACAATGAAAAAAGGCGGCAAAGAAGTTGGCCCAGCCAGCGTCTATGCGCCCCCTCACACAATGGACGGGAAGTCCGGCGTAGGCGGCAGCGGACCCAACATGAGCAATCCTTCAGAATTGGATGTGTCATTGGGTGGATTAGGTAACAAACGTGAGAATGGACCCAAAACCAGTGGAATCAAAATCCGCGGTACTGGTGCAGCCACTAAAGGCGTGATGGCCCGAGGACCAATGGGATGAACTATGCCGCGCTTGTAGTTGCGATCTCCGATTACACGGAGAACACCTTTCAAACGGTGGATGTAAACCTGTTCATTACACAGGCAGAGCAGCGCATCTATAACACGGTTCAGTTTCCATCGTTGCGTAAAAACGTGACGGGAACAGTCACGGCAAACAACAAGTACCTGTCTTGCCCTGATGACTTCTTGGCTCCTTACTCATTGGCTATCTATCCTAGCGGTGGTGGCGACTACACGTACTTGCTGAACAAAGACGTAAACTTCATGCGCGAGGCTTACCCAAACCCGACAAGCACGGGAGTCCCTAAGTATTACGCGCTGTTTGGTCCGACTGTTTCAGGCTCAACAATCACCAATGAGCTAAGCATCATCCTAGGCCCAACACCTAGTGTTACGTATTCTGCTGAGCTGCACTACTACTATTACCCCGAGTCAATCACCACCGCCGCCAGTGGGCAAACATGGCTGGGCGACAACTTTGACTCTGTGCTGCTTTATGGGTCACTGGTAGAGGCGTACACGTACATGAAGGGCGAGGCCGATTTGGTTGCCCTAGTTGGGAAGAAGTACATTGAGGCATTGGCCCTGGCTAAACGTCTGGGCGATGGAATGGAACGCCAAGACGCCTATCGCAGCGGGCAACTCAGAGTTGAGGTGAGCTGATGTCTATTGTTCAAACTCAGACCACAAGCTTCAAGAAAGAGCTGTACCAAGCCGTCCACAACTTGTCCACAGACACAATCAAAATTGCGCTGTACACGGGCAACGCGGACTTGAACGCGGACACGACTGTATATACAACGTCCAATGAGGTATCGGCTACAGGCTACACCGCTGGTGGCAATACATTAACCGGAGTAGCTATTGGATCTTCTGGCTACACAGCCTATGCCAACTGGTCCAATACAGCCTGGACGGCCGCTTTGACGGCCCGGTGCGCTCTGATTTACAACGCAACCCAGGGGAACAAATCCATTGCGGTGATTGACTTTGGGTCCGACAAAACATCGACCACGACCTTTACAATCACCATGCCCGCTAACACCTCCACCACAGCACTTATCAGGAGTTCAAATTGATTGTTACTACAACCAAAGGCGACATGGACGACTCCTTGTTAGAGCATCGTTCTGGTGAGGCGGACAACGAAAATGAGTTGACTACATGGGTAGAGTATTGGCTGAACAACGAATTGGTTCACCGCTCAGTGCATGTGACGTTGAAAAAAATGCCTCCTATGGGTGGCGAAACCGGTACTTTTTAAGGATTCATCATGGCAAACACCGCTTCAATGTGTACCTCATTTATGGGGGAACTTCTGACTGCTACGCATAACTTTGGCACGGCCCCTACCCGTGGAACATCTGCAACCGATACGTTCAAAGCGGCTTTGTATTTGGTTTCAGCAACCATCAATGCCTCCACCACAGCGTATACAGTGACCGGGGAGGTGAGTGGCACAAACTATGTTGCTGGTGGTGTAACGGTAACAGCGGCAACACCTCCTACGGCAACCAATAGTTCAGCAACTGCTGGCGTGGCGTTTTTTACGCCTTCAGCGTCAATCACATACACATCGGTGACCCTGTCTACAGCGTTTGACACGGTGCTGTTGTACAACTCTACGCAGAGCAACAAGGCGGTGGCTGTTTACACGTTTGGTAGTCAGACTGTTACGGCGGGTACGTTTACGTTGACCATGCCATCAAACACCACGACTACTGCTTTGCTGCGGTTGGCGACAACGTAAAGGTAAATCATGGCTGGCTGGGGCGTAGGCGCTTGGGGTCTAGGCACTTGGGGCAATGGCGAAACCATCCTTGCAGGGGATGTTGCAACAGGTTCCGTAGGCACAGCAAGCGTCAATGTCACAGTTGCCCTTAGTGGGGTTTCGGCTGCTGGAGCGGTTGGAACTGCAACACCGACACAGAGCGTTGCGCTAGCAGAAGTTTTGGGGTCAGGCGCTGTCGGTGCTTTAGAGGCTGGCGGCGCACCATCTTTAACAGGTGTAGAGTCCAGTGGAGCGGTTGGAGCCGCAGTACCAGGAGGATCTCCTACGCTGACGGGGGTTGAGGCTATTGGCGCGTTAGGCGCTCCTGTTGTTCCTTTGTTGCCGAATACGGCAATAGGCGAAATTGGTGCAGTTGGATTTGAGACAACTGTTGCACTTACGGGTAACTCCGCAAGTGGCTCGGTAGGCTCCATGAGCATTGGACCGAGAAGTTTTGCGCTTACGGGTAATTATGCCCAGGGCGATGTTGGGGTTGTGATTGCTGTTTACTGGAAGCTGATTGATGATATGCAGACCGCAAACTGGCAGAATATAAGCAACACTCAAACAGCAAATTGGACTACCATATCAAACTGAGGTAACAAATGACTACTGCATACACCTCCCTCCTGGGCCTTGCCCTTCCGGTGACGGGAGAACTGTCGGGTACGTGGGGCGACACGGTTAACAACTCCATCACCTCGTTACTGGACTCTGCCGTTTCTGGCACAACCACAATCAGCGCAGATGCGGACATCACGCTCACCACCACTACGGGCGCTGCCAATGAGGCTCGTGAAGCCATTCTGCTATGGACAGCGGGCGGTACGGTAACCCGCAACATCACGGCTCCAGCCCAGTCTAAGACCTACATCGTCATCAACAAAAGCTCCAGCACCCAGAGCATTGTGTTGCGCGGGGCTGGCCCTACCACGGGCGTTACGGTAATCAAGGGTGAATACGCAGTTTGCGCCTGGAACGGCACTGACTTTGTTAAGGTTTCATCCAACCAATTTACAGCACTTACCGGGACCGTTCCAGTAGCCAATGGCGGGACAGGCATTACGTCAGGAACATCCGGTGGTGTTCTTGCATTTACAGCAGCAGGAACAATTGCATCGTCGGCCGCGCTTACCTCCAATGCTATCGTTCTTGGCGGAGGCGCAGGGGCGTCTCCTACTGTTTTAGGAAGTCTGGGAACCACCGCTACCGTATTGCACGGCAATGCATCAGGAGCGCCTACGTTTGGGGCGGTTGCTCTTGCCTCGGATGTGTCAGGAACATTGCCAATAGCAAACGGCGGTACTGGAGCGTCCACTTTGGCTGGGGCAAATCTCCCCGTCACAAACGTAGCAAACACGTTTACAGGTCTACAGACCTTCAGTGGCACTTCTTCAAATGCAAGCCATAAAGCAACGAATATGCTTGAGACTGCAACCGTCTCTGCAACTGCGGCAACAGGCACGATT